GTACTTTTCTGTGCGCGCTATCTGAGTACCCAATACTTCGGGAATCGCAGCGATAGAACCACCAACACCTGCATCAGACAAGATGTTTTTGCCAGCAAGTACATAAGATATCTTATCCTCTTGCAATACCAATACATCCGTCTCACGGGCGTCCATTCTTTGGATAGGGCCAAATGAATCCTCACATTGCTTGAAGTTTTGCAAGCCAAGGTTGAATTCGTTCAGCCTGTTGACGTTGGTTTCATCGTAGTAAACACCACTATATGTAATGTCAGCAAAGCGATCAACCCTTCTGTAGTCTTCAGAAGATGTGACTGTCACCCTGTTTCCGAGTGTAAAGTATTTACCAACAATAGAATCCCTGACCTTGTAACTCTCCGCTCCATTACCAAATGAATAGCAATTGAAAAACTCCGTATTGATGATAGCAGGCGTACTTGCTGATTGGTTTCCCCCCGGAACATTACCCATGTGGTACCCACCGGTGATTGGCAACGACAAATTGTTTTCGAAGAACACATCGGGCAACGCCTCGGTTGGTTCGGTTTCGAATATGATTAAGTTCTCGGCACGGAATACTTGGATGTTAGCGGTAATTGAAGAACGTCTATCCTCCTTCTTGCCAACACCGGTACATCTTTCGGTACCGCTCATAAGCAACTCCAGCGCATTATTTGATGGATCTATATACCATTGGAAGTAGTTGGTACAGAGAGATGTTTGAGAAATCGTGCCATTGGTCGACATGGTTGGAATGTATTCCGCTTCGGGAGTACAGTTACCACCACCAGCATATGCATATCCATCTTGGATAGCGTTGCCGATGTTGTCACCATTCCACCAATCCATCATGTTGTCGTAATTGGCAGACGATACGAATGTTTTATCAAGAATATAAGTACGCGCCTCGCATCGTCCTTGGCCATCTCTTGTTCCTTTTCTTTCGAACTTAATGTACATTGTAATACGGCTTCCGGCAGGGACTGTGTAATCCACATACAAACTAGTAACTGTATCCAATCTGTTCATCGGATAATTCAATTGAGGATATGTCCCGCCACTATCAGCGCTAATCGATAGAGTACCGGGGGCGATAACAGCTAATTCATCGTTGATGATGTTGAAACTGTTTGGGTTTATCTTCATGTACACACCGGCAGGCACAGAAATCTGCACGTTGGGATCCAATTGGCTATTGATAGTAATAAAGTCAGCGGCCTTTGAATCTTTTTCAAGCACGGTGGCATAGGTACAGTTCTGTGTTGGCCCACTGCTGTCGGCCTTAACAATTAATCTGTCCCCTTGCTCAATCTTCTTAGCATTTTCACCATCCAACAAGAAGTATACATTGTTTGATTCTGGATCAGTAAAGAATATATATGTGTAAATGGTCTCATAGAATGTATTGCTTGGCTTAATGACAAACTTATATCTAGTCGCCCAATATGGTGGTAACTGCGCAGGTGGGATTGTTACTTGAATAGAGTTCTTGTTCTTTGAGTAACCACATGGGACATGTACGGTGTTGTTTTGACTCACCAATGCTGTACTAGCCCGGTTGAACTCATCCATGTACACAATACCAATCTCGTAATCACGATTGCTATGCAGACTTGATGGCGTTGCAATCTCTTGGTATACTGCCTCTGCAAAGTTTATCTCATAGTACTCATACACGTTGAATGTCGGAGTGGTTACGCTATCAACGAACCGCATGGCGGGCAACTGAAGCCCAATCACTGTGCTTGAAGGAGTAGTTATGATGCCAATTGGTTGATTGACAGCACTGATACCGCTCTGAAACTTTATCAAAGCATCTAGATTCTGTGGGATTGCGCAGTTGAATTGATCAGTAAATGTGATACCAGTACATGCATTGGCTACCGTTTGTATATTAGCGGCTGTCCCTATCGCATCTTGGAACTCAGTACTGCTAGCCAGTGCGTACACTGATGGGTAGTCTTGGTTCAAGAAGAACGTGAAGTTCAATGAGATGTTGTCAGTGGTCTCACTAGGGAATGGTGTACTACCAGTAAATGTAGAGTGAGTGAATGTAATATCAAGAGACAATGATGCCCCCGATACCAAGTTTAACCCGTCCAAATCAATCTGAACTACTGCGTCACCGATAGTTTGAGCGCCATTGATATTGTAAGATCCACTTGCTGTGCTATCTGTAATTTCAGTAGCGCCAATCTCTTCAGTAATCAAAGCAGTGGTATACTCAAACATTACGGGGTTGGCGTTCTCGTCAACCAAGTCATACCCTTCTACGTAGTTGCCATACATCAATCGGTTGCCCATCAATGTCTGTGCTTTCGCTTGCAATGGTACGTTGTCGTACAATCTTAGAATCTCAGACTCTGGCAAGATGGTAAATATCTTACTATTGCTGAATTGATATGTGATATTGGCGTTGTTAACAATACCAAGGGTTGCTTTGTCCAACTTCTCAATTACCTTGATGATGTTGGTACCGGCTTCCTTGAATAATAAGTCAATACCAACAACCAACTCATCACCAGAGAAGTAGGTAACATTCACAGCGTTAGCCGCGTTTACCATACCCTCGTTCAAGTAACTATCCACGCTGAATCGAAATGCATTTGGAACAAACGCAGGTTCAGAGAACTGAGATGTAGCGGAATACTCGTTATCTGCATAGCGATATCGGTATGCAAAGCACAAGAACCGCGTCTCCATGTAGTTCTCTTGGCCTGAAGTCGACAACATCTGCAATGTAGGCGCAGCGATTGGCGGTTGCTTGATAACCAAGATAGACTCCGCAGAGAACTGGTCGGTGTTACCGATGGGAACTGTGTAGGTACGAGTGGTATTGATCACCCTTGGTGGGTTGTAGTCATCAGTAAAGAACAACAAGTTCTCGCTGACAGTACCCGACTTCACAAGGTTAATCGCATTGATCAAGTATAATGGATTGAAGTTCAAAGTGGTATTTACACCACCGCCATCGTCAATACTAACAACATGGTACGTCAATATGTCCGTAAGCACATTGAACGAAACAATCATATCCAACTTTCCTGTGGCTCCGATTGGGAAGTTAGGATCATGCACAAACCAATAAATAGTTTCTGCCTCCCCGTCTTCCAAAACACCAATACACTTGGCATCATTGCTCAAAGCGGTTCCGTTAATGTATGTCAGCGCGGTAAGCGACTCATTACCCTTGGTGTTCTCAATGACGCCTATCTCCGCGTTCTCAGTAGAACCCATGCGGATGTTCATCGCGTCAATGTATTGACCATCAGGAACCAATCTCTCATCGAGAGACTTGTTCATCTTACCTGCTATGAAGTTTCTTGTTATATTGGCCATGTTACTTTATCCACTTGTCCATGCCTCGGAGACTCATCAACAATCGTCCGGGATGTATGTTGCTCAATCTAATCTTGGCATTTCTCAAAAGCGCAGCCTTCTCTTTTCTTGCTCTGGCCACAATGTATTCCTGTACGCCCAACTTCGAGTTGAGGATTTCGTACTGGATGTACGCATATACGTACTTCTCAAACAACTTGTTCACGGTGATCAACGAATCATCGCCACCTTCCATGCCGTCTGATACATACTCAAGAATACACAATCTGTCAATCATGTCAGAGTTGAAGTTAATCACACCGGCTTTCTTATCGATAGTAAAGGTGGGGTTTACGTTGGCGGTCTCTGTATTAAGACCATAACGCTCACCGAGTCCGTATTCAAAATACCACTGCCCATCAATCTCCCATCCCCATTGTCCGTCAAACATTCCGCCCGGATTCATGTAGATGTTCTTCTTGGTGCCGTTCAATCTTGTGGTATCAATGTGAGAGTTCTGTGGTTGAAGAATATTCCCGTTCTGATCGAACAAGATATTGGCTTGGTTGTCCTGCAAGTATGCACGAGAAGAAAGTATCTGCACATTCTCAGTCATTGGCAACAAGTATCCATCTTGGTACAAAGAGATACGCACCCAATTGACATAGTCGCTTGGAAGAATGTATCTCAAGTTACTACCAACGGTGAGTTCAAGGACTTTGATTTCCTTGAATGCATCGTAGTTCAACTCCTGTATTGCGCGCTTTGCGTGGAACAAAATCTTGTAACGCTCCTCATTGTTAACCAATGAGTGGTTGCCAGCGTACATCAATTGAAAGTTCTTGACGATATCTTGGAGGCTTACGTATTGGTAAGACCCCCAGTTGGCATCCTCTGGAGTGTTGCCGTTGTTTTCGTAGTATTGATACTGAGATAAGTAAGCCATAGTTGTTATTGTTGTACGCTAAATGAAGGCTGTTCGTGTGCTTGCTGAGTCATTCCGAATTGAACTACCTCAGATTCTCTGATAGACATACCTGCGTATTCAAGGATCTTGGTAGCTAATTTGTATTGGTAATCCTCGGGTAGTTCAAAGTCTTGGTAGTCAGGTTGTGATTGGTCAAACACCGGCTCACCACCTGTGATGCTGATGTATGTCCACTTCGGCTCCAATGGGTATCTGAAGTAGTTGGCAATCACCTGACCGGGAATCTTGTAACTTACTGGCATCACCGTCATTACATCAGCCTGCTGTGTGTAAGCAGGAAACAATGTTGATGGTGCGGTAAGCATTGATGTATTCAAAAGGGTTGACTTTGCTTGGGTAACTTTCTCTGCCTCTACTGCCGCTGACGCTTTCAGGATCAAGTAATTGGCAGGAGTGGTTGTAAAGATGTTGTTGTCCAACAAGATTACAGTATTGCTTGATACTACTACCACATTAGCCTGCGCGTATGTGGTGGTATTGACAATCAAATCACCGGGTACAATGCCTGCTGTGGTGAATGTAGCACCACTATCAACCAATTGGAAAGCCACAACAGAAGTGTTAGCACCGCTGTCAAGAACGGTTGGGTAGCAGATAACTTTGGTCATCATGTAGTAAGCATCCCCTGTGGTTGACAAACTTGGTAGGAAGAATACGCTACCAGCAAAGTGACTCACTGGGTTGGTCACATTGAATATCTCCATGGCCTCCTCGTAAGTTCTTTTCAAGTCAGCATAGTCCGTGCCTGATACACGATTGTTCTCCATCGTGATGATCTTGTTGTATGAAGAGAACATCTCCTCGTACAATTCCATCTGTGCCTGACTAGCAAATAAGTTAAAGTCAGACGGAGATATATAGCCGTAGTTATTCTTATTGATAATAGACAATACGGTATTTCTTACTTCATTGATCATAATGTTGCTTAAGGCAAAGATAAACAAAAAAAAAGAGGGAGCATTTGCCCCCTCTCTTTAGGTAAAAAGAAAAGTTTAGTATTGCACTTCCATGCTTTTCTCAAGCAACTTGATGGCATCAAGTCCTTCTTCTGTTTGAAGGAACAAAGCCACTTCAGTGTATGGATCAGATCCAAATGGTACGTTCATCATCTTGCGCTTGTTGCTCGCAATGTTAAACCATACCTCTTTGTTACCGTTTCTGAATGCCAACAACTTACTATCAAAGTATTTGTGAACATTAGATTCCAACTTGAGCATTGGGTCATTAATAAGGTTCAAGAATCCTCTAGGATCTTTCTTGGCATAAATCAAGATGTCTCTCTTCAATTCCGCTGTACTAATAATAGATGGGTCTTTGCCAAACAAAACTCGAGCAACATTCTCAAGTTGTTCTACTGACAATGAACGAGCCTCCATCAAAGCATCAACCTCTTCGTTCAAGAACTCAACCTCTTTCTGTGCGTCCTTCTCGTAGTTAACCTCTGTAAATACGCTACCATTCATTGGATGATAGTGAAGGAACTCCTGAAGTACTGGGTTATTCTTTGGAACACGAAGCATACCATCCTCGAAAATGATTGGTTCAACGATGGCATTACCATCTTGATCCTCTTCGAATGGGGATTTTTGGTTTACTGCATACCGCAATGGGCGATTGACATTGTTGTCCTCATCAAACCACAACAGAGGAAATCTGCGTGTGCTTCTTGATGGGATAGTGAAAGAAAGTGGAGACGAATGTAAAAGTTTGTAGACCTTGTCTACTGATACGATGTTTTTTTTCATGATATAATTTGATAAGATTTTCTTTTTAAAAAGGAGAGTGCCATTGCTGACACCCTCCTGATTATTTAAATCAACTTGTCTGTCTTATTACAGATTAGGCACCGTAACGGAACAATACGAAGTTGTTAGCACCCAAGGTACATACACAACGCTCAGACAAGAAGTTAACTTCCATAGCATCCAAGTCGCTAGTAGCAGCACCACCGGCAGAACCAGTGATCCAAGTCTTGTAACGACGATCCTCGGTAGCAGTTGCGCGGTAACGAACGTGCAAGAAAGGACGCTTGGCGTTCTTACCCAACACTTGGTCGTATACTGTGGTAGAACCAGCAGGTACCAACAAACCAGTGATTACGTTAGCAGTGCTAGCACCAGTAGTAGATGCAGTCAAACCACCACGCATGGTAGGATCGTTCAAGTATTTCCAGTCAGACTTGTAGAAGTCATAACCACGACGGAAACCACTGAAGCCCAAGTTCAAGGCCATGTTAACATCGTTGTCGAACAAACCGAAAGATGCACCGTTTGCAGCGGTACCACCGTTGTAACCATTCAAGGTAGCCAACATGTCGTCGATGTCGAAACTGAAGTCACGGTTAACGAAGATTACGTTCTCTTCGATAGAACCTTGCTTGTCCAAACGAGAAACGATAGAATCGAAGTCGGCCAAAGTGGTTGGGTTACCACCGCCCCATACGTTTCCACGGTCGTTTACTACGTAGAATACACCTTCAGAACCTTTGTAACCGGCAGCAACAGCACCTGAACCACTTACGGCAGGAACGGCTTCGATCATAGCGGTTTCCAAATAGTCTTCGAAACGCAAACGAGTCTCATGCTCAGACTTCAAATACCACAAGTAGCCAGATGCACCATTCTCGGTAGTAACCTCGATCCATCCGATCTGAGCCATGTCAGAACCAGATACCGCATACTTATCCTTGATGATGATAGGGCTGTTGTCGTAGATGTCATCTTCTGCTTCCAAAGAACCTTGCATTCCGTTAGTTCCTTTTTTGAATTCAGAACCGTAGATGAAGATTGTGAAAGTGTTACCAGCAGATGCGTTGGTCATACCGGCTGCTTCGTAGAAAGCAACATCGATAGTAGCAGCGCTAGTGTTAACGGCAGTGATGATACCTTTGTTCTGGGTAGGACCAGCAACGTTAGGAGTGATCACTACAGTTTGGCCTACACGCAATGCGATGCTACCGGCAGTCAAACCAATAGAAGCACGGTTAGGAACCAACACGTCGTTGATAGTGAAAGTCGCAGTATCTGCGCTAGACAACACGGTGGTAGTACAGTTGATGTACTTGATGTGCAAACGGCCTTGTTCAGCCCATTTGATCATGTCTGAGTTGGATGGCATTTCAGCGCCAACCATACGCAAGAAAGAAGCGATGGTACGATTACCATAACGCTCAAATTCTTTCTCGTAAGTATCAGGAAGATACTGGTTCAAGAAGTTGAAGTCGGTAATGTAGTTAGTAGATAGGGGGACCTGTTGCGCACTCGGCTGCAACTGATAGGTCGGGGTAGATAAAACTGCCATTGTAGTTTAATTTTTCTTTGTTGTAGTTAGATTCTTTTTATACTTCGGATTTTCAAACCTTTGCCGGAATCAGGATTTACCGATTTAACCTGGAACCCATCCTTCACCGATGACTGAGGTGCCTGTCTTTCGCTCATATTAATGTTCTTAATTTTGCGATTAACATCCTCTGTCGCGGCTGACATACCTTGTTCATAAAAGAACTTGGCAAATCTTTCAGGGTTCATTGCCACCGCCAACGCCCTATGGTAACCCACTGCATCCTTGATCATCCCGTTATCGTCCAAGTACTTATTGATAAAGTTCGTTGGTGTCAATTGGGCTTTCTTCAATTCAACAGCATCCCCCGGTGCGAAACGTAAAACTTGATCGTTCAACTTAAACTCAAAACCTTTGAATTCATTGTTAAACACCTCGTCGGTTTTCTTTGAAAACCACTCACGCTTACGCTCGGCTTCTTGCTCCATAGTTTTCGCCTGCGATATGTATTGCTTGTACGCTTGCAACTCTTCTTTTTCTTCTTGAGAAATGTCTGCCGTTCTTGACTCAAGGGGCATCTTGTACTTCTCTTTCTGAGTGTTGAAGTATTGCTTGGCTTCTGCAATCATTTTCTTTTTAGCCAGTTTGGCTTTCTTGATAGTCGAGTCATCGTCCAAGTCCTCATTGTATGAGTAGTCTTCCATCATGACATCGATATCTTCGTCGTCCAAACCAACCTGTGTTGTCTTGAGGTAACTGCGTAAGATACTATCAGGGTCCATTGTGTCGAAGTCTTCTTTCAACTTGAGGAAGTCTTCAAACCCACGGCCTGTTTCTTTGCGGTACTTCAAGTATGCTGATACATCCTCGGGCAATTGCTCGTCAGATCTCTCAGCGACCAACTCGTCAAACGAGTTGATTTGTTTGTTGTAGCGTTTGCTAATATATGAAAGAACGTCTTCCTCCTGTAACTCAACGCTCGGTTGTTGTGGCTCTGGCTGTGGCTCTTGCTGCAACTCAGACTCCAACTCAGGAGCGGGTTCGGGTTCAGGTGTAGGCTCGGGAGTTCTCTGATGGTCCATTGATACAGATTGTACCTGTATTTGTTCCTCGTGCTTATTCAGCAATTCTTCTTCCAACTCCTGTACGCCTTTACTTTCGATTGGCTTTACTTCTCTTACTTTGATTTCCATTTGATTAGATTTAATTTTTTACAAATTTATATATTTTTTCGAATATGGTTTAGCGAGGCTCGAACACCGACAAATCAAAGCCATCCAGAGAATCTTCTGTGGATTCGAAATTGATTGGCGGTAAGTCGTTCTTGCGCTGATTGATCAACTTAGACTGCTCTGAGTTCTGTTGACTAATCCGCTTTGCCTTGGCTTCTTCCTTGGCCATCTCTCTGCTATTCAATGTTTGGTTGTTTAAACCAGCGAGAGTCATGTTGTACTTGAACTCTTCACCCATCAACTGCTGCTTCAATCCGGCTTCTGCTTTCATTCTTTCGATTTCGAAAGCCACCTCTGCTTGCTTGATACGCATCTTCGATTGGCCTTCTGCCTCGATCTTCATCATAGCCGCTTGTGCTGACATCTGCTGAAGTTCCATGTTCTGTTGTGCAGCCATCTGTTGCTTCATCATCTCCATCTTATCTCTCTGCTCCTGCAACTTCATACGCTTAACCTTCAGCAATTGGTTTGCCATCTTAAGGTTCTTGATCTCGCGGATGTCAATAGCATCCTCAAGATTGATATCACCTTTTGACAAAGCCATCTGAATGTTGGCTTCCAACTGCGCACGCTGTTCTTCGTCAGGTGCAATTTCCAAGAAGATACCAAAGTCGTAGATGTACAACTCCTTGATTTCTTCCAAGATAGATACATTGTACTTACCGATACGACTGATGAAGTCGTCCTTGAAGTCTGCATATTGCAGGATATCTGCAATGCGGTAGGTCAATGCCTCTGCAACAGAGCGGAAGATATACAATCCAGCATCCAAGATGTGGCGAGTGGCTGTGTTTGAATTCAATGCTGCCAACTTCTGAAGACCAACCAATGAGTTGGGGTCAGGGGTGGATGCGTCTCTTGCTTCGTTCAAGCCGGTCACCGTACGCAACATATCCATGTAATGGTTGTAGTTGGCGATCAACATCTGTGTCTTGGCGGCGCCAGAGTTGGATGTCAATTGAGTGATCGGTACTCTTGCATTGTTGAAGTCACCCTCTTGAGTGTAACTACGACCGATAACACTACCCGTTTGGAAGTATAATCTCAATGCATCTTCTGGGTTGTAGGCATTGCCTGTTCCCAAATCAACTTCGTTCAGACCATCGGCATCAATAAATACACCATCAGGTACTGTACGAGCAATTACTTGTTGCAACTTCAAGTGAGTCAACTGAATCAAGTCAGCG